ATCTATTAGATAAACATATTGATACCTATAGGTTAATGACTCATAAATAAGCTCTTAACCCACTTAAGGACTCATTAATGAATCATTTTTAAGCTATTGTTAGCTTACCTATTTCAAAAACGCTTGTAAGTGCATGAAATTTCAATAAAAAGTCATTTAAAAATAGGACATTGTTGTCCAAAATTTGTATACACATCGTATACACAAAAATGTAGTATATATACAACAAAAATAGTCTTGCATAAATGTAGAGTTCTCGTTTAGTATTTCTACATGACAAGAAAAATCAAAAAAGCAATGAACTATATGTGTGCTGATGCTACTAGCTGCTTTCCAGCTTGGCAGATCAGACGGCTAAAGACAGAATGGCTAAAGGATTGCACTCTGTATCGTGGCGTAACAAATGAAGGAGATATAGTAGTAACGCCAGTCGTTATTGCTACCGACTACCACGAAACTCAATACCTAATGGACTGCATTACTGGATCTTTGTACAAAGACGGCAAATGCAAGACCTCAGACCACCTTAAACTTGTAGACTTTTACGAGCATCCAGGGCTGGAAAAAGAATTATTAACAGTACGCACTAAAGCCCTTGGAGGTTAAATGTTAGAGCCAATACCTTTTGCTGGATATGTTGAAGTAGACACACTAACAGATAAAGAAATAGATAGTCTTATAGAAGATGTTGCTGAAAAGCCTACGCATGAGGATTTGTACGATTTTGCTAAAGCAATACTAAGAAAAGCATTAGAAAAATGACTTTTGTAAAGTGGATTGGCACAATCCTATGCCTTATAGGAATAGCCTTAACTAGCATGAATGTCTTTCCATCTAATATTTGGTTTGGCCTTGTAGGAAGCGCTATATGGTCTTTTGCTGGTATATACCAACGAGATATACCATTATTTTTAGTAGAGTTTGTAGCAGTTGCTTTTTATGGCATTGGTGTAGTAACCTATTATTTTTCGTGAAGGAGAAATGATGTTTTATAAGTTCTGGGATCTTTATCCTCGTAAAGTTGCAAAGCGTGTAGCCCAGCGTAAGTTTGAAGCGCTAAGATCAGATGAGCAAAAGCTGGCACTAGAAGCATTGCCAAACCACATCAAGTATTGGAAAACAAAGAATACTGAGATGGATTTCATTCCTCATGCTGCTACCTGGTTAGGGCAGTATCGGTTTGAAGATGAGATAGTGATAGAAGAACCTAAAGCAAATAAACGGCCTGAGTTGCCTTGGTACAGCTCAGAAGAATTAACGATAAAAAAAGCACAAGAGATAGGTATTCAAGCGTATGCTGGAGAAGGATGGCAACAATGGCGAGCAAGGATCAGCCAAAAGATCAAGCAGCTAGAGGAGCAGTTATGAGAGTTTTAGTTGCTTGTGAATATAGCGGAGTAGTAAGAGATGCCTTCATTAGGGGGGGGCATGAAGCAATGAGTTGCGACATAATTCCTACTGATGCTCCTGGCGCACACTATCAAGGATCTGTATTGGACATATTGGATCAGGACTGGGATCTTATGATCGCTCATCCACCATGCACATATATATCAAACGCTGGAGCTAGACATTTATATCCAAAGAAAATATTAAACAAGGATCGTTATTACAAAGGTATGGAAGCAGTTGAATTTTTTATGGCTTTATACAACGCAAAAATACCAAGAATTGCAGTAGAAAATCCAATACCATCTAAAGTTTTTGGACTACCACAATATAGCCAAACTATTCAACCTTATGAATATGGGCATTCATTTCAAAAAAGAACTTGTTTATGGCTTAAAAACTTGCCATTGTTGAAGCCTACAAATATTGTACAAAAAGGAGAGAGTACAAAAGTTGTTGGTAATTGGTTTAATGCTGGCGGTAAAGACAGGCAAAAAAATAGGGCAAAAACATTTGAAGGTATAGCGGATGCAATGGCAGAACAATGGGGAAACCTATAACGAGGAATGGCGTAACGAGTGCGAGGCTAGAGAGTTATTAACATGGCCTTTAGCTAAAAGAAGAAAACAATTAGCGCTGGTATGCGAAAAAAGAGGCGTAAAAGCGTACCAAATACTTACAGAGGAAATGACAAGGCAATGGACACAAACCCGAACAAAGCAGTCGAGTTCATCATTAAACAATCAGGAGTCTTTGCAGCAGCCAAAGCAAATAGAACTTATATAGAGAACTATCTGCGATCTGCTAAAAGTCGGCTCATGCTAGAATCTACGGCCTCTAGCATTGCTGCTAAAGAGATGGAGGCTTATGCTACAGATGATTATGTAGAACTTTTACAGGGCTTAAAAGAGGCTGTAGAGGTAGAGGAAAAGCTAAAATGGCAATTGATTGCAGCACAAGCTAGGATAGAAATATGGCGCAGCCAAGAGGCCACTAACAGAACAATAGATAGAGCTACACAATGAACGATATGCCTTACTACTTTGGAATACTTGTACTTATAATAACAATATTTTCTATCTGGCTTGGATTGTAGGAATGGCAACTAAAAATGAAAAGATCGCACTTGATAAGATTGCAAGGCTCGGATGTATTCTCTGTTCCGAAGTCCTTGGGATTGAAGGCTCAGAAGCAGAACTCCATCATGTGCGGAGATATGGAGCTGTTAGGGCTACATCCCCAATCTTGCCTCTTTGCCCAACGCATCATAGGCTCGGAAACGATAGCCTTCACCTCTTGGGTGTATCTGGTTTTGAACGAAAATGGGAAATATCCTGTGAGGAGTTGCTGGAGCGAGTCAGTCAGAAACTTGGAAAGGGCGCTGAGTGAACGAACAGATGACACTTGAAGAAATAGGATTGGTTCTTGGAATAACCAAACAATCAGTACATGAAATATTAAAAAATGCTTTAAATAAAGTAGAGATAAAACTTAAAGAGCGTGGTATTAAGATGGAGGATTTATTTTGAATGAAACTAACAAAATTGTTAATGAGTTAGTAGACTTGTATACGGGCAAAGTAATGTCTAAGCATGAGAACGAAGTCTTATTTAGAGTTGTAAGACTTATAAGAGATTTAGAGGATCAAGCTAAGTTGTACAAGTCTTTATTAGCAAACCAGACCAGCGAAGGTAGCCACTAAAGTTCTAGTGGATCAAAACCTAATTCGTTAGCTACTATCTTGCAACGAGTTCTAAATGGTTTTCCATGTTGAGTCCATTTGTTTCCTTCTTGCCGATGAAAACTCATGTGTACCATTTCATGTGCTAGGGTAGTAAGCATTGTGTAGTAATGCCCACATCTGCCTGATGAAATAGTAATCGTATGCTCGTAGTCCTCTCCAGTATCGTACAAGTAAGTTCCCATTAATTCTGGATCAGCAGTAACGATAAATTCTACCTCCTCTGGTAAAGGCATTTTCCATTTAGTAAATGGATAGCAACAGTAGAGAGATGAATAAAGGTGCTTAACAACCTTTGCGTTTAGCCTCATACCTTGTTAATACAACCTCTAAATTCAAACTCGCCATTTTGCTCATCGCTAACCATAATCAACTCAGGCATAAGCATACGGCCTTGGTCAAATGAAAGCATTACAAAGCCACTACGCCAATCTTTAGGGCTATCCTCGCAGTATTCAAAGGTAGCACTCATAGGATCAGCCAAGCATCCAGTTTGGATTCCCCAGTATGTACCTTGATAGTTGCTTATAGGGGATGCACATAAAACATGGGTATGGCCTGTAATAATGTTGGTATTGCCAGCAGCCACTAGGTTTGAGTAGCCAGCAGTACGGCCTCCTTTGTATCTATGTTTTACTATTGTTTCTTCACCAATCCAAAAAGACCAACAAGTTTCCCAATTAGGAAAATGATACTTGAGGCTAAAGCCATCTACACCAGAATACTCGGGAACTTTATTGACAAGCCAAGCCTCATAGCGCATATCGTGATTACCTAAAGTCCAGATTAAGCGACAACCAGGTGGTCTTACTTTTTCTATTTCATCTAAATGATAACGGCAAGAGTTGAGTTCTTCTAATACTGTAGGCTTTTGGTCAAAATTAATGGATGGAAATCTACTTAATACTTGTCCATCAAAAGCATCTCCATTACATATGATGACCTGTGGGGAAAACTCTTTAATCATTATTAGCAATGCTTTAAACGCTGTTGTTGTGGTATCGGTGAAATGTGCATCACTAAACACAATCACTCTTTTTACTTTATCTACATCTATGCCTCTGCGTACATTGTGAGGAGCTTGCTCAATCTTCTTAGGCTTTGGTTTATCCCTTAAAGAATTATGGGTTTCTAATTTAATGTCATATCTGATTTCTAGGCTTGCCCTACGATTAAGAGCGCTCCTAGGGTTCATACCTAATTCTTTGCCAACTAAGGTAGGAGATCCCAATCGGTTCCAGGCTTCAATAAACTTTTGATCTTCTTTATCAGATTGTTTCATATTTACCTTTGCGTAAGATATTGAATATAATACAATAAATTATTGAAAAATAAATGACAATATGGAAGAACGGCTAAAAAACTGGGCTTGGTATGTTTGTTACGGAGCAGTAGCTCCGCAGCCTGACAGCACTTGCCGTAGTTTTGAAAAGAACTATATTCCAGAATTAGGAAATCTTTACGCTGAGTCTGAACCACACTATGAGCCAGATCATATAGATGGAGATCTCATAGAACAGGCTATTAAGGGTTTACCCTTGGAATTAAGAAGGGTGCTTAAAATGAGGTATGTAAGTCATCCTTACGCTTCTACAGGACAGTTAGCCCATGCTCTTAGAATTTCACCTAACAGGCTAGAAGTAGACTTACAAAATGCAAAGAAACGACTCCAGCACGAACTGGACAAGAAAACCAAGTCAAATCACTATGCGGATTTGCTCAAAGTGCAAGTTTCAAAAAACGACTAAAGACGGAATTATCCAATCTTATAACGAAGGAATGAATGAACGATTCGTATGCCAATCTTGCAATAGTTATAGCAACAAAGACGGCTAAATGCCTTCCTGTCATGCTGGCATCAATAGATGCGTATGTGCCAAAGGAAGTAACAGTAATCATCTCTGGGAGCGATTTAGAGCTTCCTAGGCACAATACAATCAATCTACCTAACAATGGCACAAATTACGGGGACTCCTATAACGATGTAGTGCGCTATGCGTTTGAGATGTTCCCTGAGATCATTGTGGCAAACGATGACATAGTATTAACCCCTAGTAGCTTTGATCTTTTAATAGAAGATAAAGTGTTGTTAAAAAACCACAGTTTAGGATGGTTATGCAGTAGAGCTGATTATGTTCGTGGATTGCAGAATATTCGAGATGCTGGCGAGTATCGCAATGGCGTTAAATTTGTAGAAGAAGGCCAAGTTATTAAATCAGATGTTTTATCTCCTTTGTTTGGCATTATTTCTAGAGAAGCCTGGGTAGATTACAAACCAATTAATTGGTATTCAGACGATATTCAATGCTTAGAGATCTGTGCTGCTGGATATAACAATTATGTTAGCAGATCGTATGTACATCATGTTGGCAGCCAAACTATAGGTATGGATCACAAAAAAAATGATGACGAAGCTAAAGCATGGATTAGGATTAATATTCCAGAGCTATACCATATTTGGTTTGAAAGCAAATAAATTGTTGCAAATCTAAAAATAAGGTAAAATTTGGCTAGGAAACCTTTGCCTAAAATTTCGTGAGATTTATATGAAACCAGAAAAAACTACAATTATGATTGGTCTACTGGGCGATAAGCCCAAAATGGGACACAAAGAAGAAGGTGGTTTGCTGGCTGAGGATAAAACATCTTGCCCTTTATCTACAATGGATAAGGATATTAACAAAGGCAACATGAAAAAGGCCGTTTTGACAGCTAATTATGGCGAAAAGAAGGATGGCGAAGGCAAGTGTAAGGCTTGTGAATACTTCAATACTGAACTAACTGATTGTGGTGTACCTAAAGGTATGGGACATTGCGACATATTCGACTTTGTATGCGATGGTAATCGTGGATGCGATGCTTGGGAAGCTATTGGCGAAGAAGAAATGGAGTCTGAAAATGAAGATGACTAAAAAACAAGCCAAGATTGGCAAAGTGATGGGCGAGTTCAAAGAAGGAACTCTGCACTCTGGCAAGGGTGGCAAGGTCGTTAAGAATCCAAAGCAAGCAATTGCTATTGCTATTAGCGAAGCTGCTAAGAACGCTCGTTATAAGAAATGAAGCTCAAAGAAGCTGCAAACCTATTTGAAAGAATAGGTGTAGAGGGATTTAATAAGCCAAAAAAAACACCAAACCACCCAACAAAAAGCCATGTAGTAGTAGCAAAAGAAGGTGATAAAGTAAAAACCATTCGCTTTGGGCAACAGGGTGTAAGTGGTAGTCCAGTTAAAGAAGGTGAATCAATGGCAGACAAAGCTAGGCGTAAGTCATTCAAAGCTCGCCATGCTAAGAATATAGCGAAGGGTAAAATGAGTGCGGCATTTTGGGCATCCAAAACTAAATGGTGATTAGCTGAGATATACATACGGACTAGAGAATCTAGTCATTCGTAGCTGGGGAGAAGGAGCGCAAGTAACTATAGGCTCATTCTGTAGTATTGCTGATAATGTGCAATTGTTTTTAGGTGGAAACCACAGGACAGATTGGGTAACGACTTATCCATTCGGGCATATACATAAAGATGCGTTTAAATGGCATGGCGAAGGCCACCCAGCAACTAAAGGCGATATAAGCATAGGAAACGATGTATGGCTAGGATCTGGCTGTACTATTATGTCTGGTATCGCAATAGGAGATGGCGCAGTAGTAAGCGCTAATGCTACAGTTGTAAAGGATGTACCACCTTACGCAATAGTAGGTGGTAATCCTGCTAAGATATTGAAATACAGATTTACAGAGAAACAAATAGAAGCTCTTAGGAAAAGCCCTTGGTGGGAGAAATCAGACCAAGAGATCCAAGAACTAATCCCATTACTTTGTAGCTCAAATATAGATGAACTCATTGCCAACTTGTCTTAACATCGGTAGCGGTAAAGACTTCCTAGAGGACTGCTTAAACGCAGACATACAGGCTAGTAAAAAGCCTGATTGGGTGGTAGATATCACAAAGATATCTTGGGGAGAAACAATCTCTACAAGATTTGGCGATATAGAGATAAAGAAGGGAATGTTCGATAAGATCATCGCTAACGATGTTCTAGAGCATATACCTGATTTGGTGGCAGCTATGACAAATTGCAAGGACTTACTGTCAAATAAAGGTGAGTTTCATATTCATGTTCCGTATGACTTAAGTCTGGGTGCATGGCAAGATCCTACTCATGTAAGAGCGTTCAACGAGAATAGCTGGCTTTACTATACCGATTGGCATTGGTATCTAGGCTGGACAGATCGTTTCTACATGAAAGAGTGCTTATTAGAAAAAAGCTCATTAGCGGATGAGATGGGCATAAGTGAGCAGATGCTAACAATTCTTCCTAGAATGATAGATGGGATGAAAGTGGTTTTAACTAAACAGGAATAGATATGGCTGGATTATTAGATGAGATTAAGAAAAGCCAATATCTACAAATGGCTGAACAGAAGCTCCAAGGCCTGTTAAATATTCCTACAGAAGCACAGCGTTTTTTAACAAACCCACAGGCATTTATGAGCTTGCTAGGCAGAAATGATCTGCCTAAAGAAACAGGGTTTGCTGCTGGAGCTACGGGTTTACCCTCAAAAGATATATTGCCAGGAGGCGTATTAAATCCTCCTAACCTAGCGTATCAACAAGGGTATGAGCAAGGTGAGCCGTTTAGCTATGCAGCTATGGCAGCTCCTATGGCATTACCAGTAGGTAAGGCGTTAGCTCCTAAGGCTGGTGAAATGGCTGAGAATTATCTGCGCTCTATTGGTGGAATTGCTGATATTGTTCCAACAGATGTTGCTGGAACTATCAAAAATGCATTGCCAAATGATTACCATACATTAAACACTATGGTAACGAAGGCTTATGATAATTTATTAAAAAATCCAAACAGCAAAGAATTTTATGAGCAATATATGTCTTTGCGAAAAGCGAGAGATGTTGCTCCAGTAAATAACCCTTCAAATATTCAACAAACAATACAAGCAGTTGCAGATGACTACAGAGGGCAACATCAAGCACCAATGCGTGATAGTGGCAAACCATTACATGATTTAACTGATGTATACCCAGATGATTTTTATAGTTCTAAAGCTGTTCAATACTATGGTACTGGAGATCAATCAGACTATAGAGTTATAAATCAATTGCAATACCTAAAAAACAAACCAAACGAGCCAGTATGGATGTATAGAGCAGTACCAAAAGATGCTCCATCAGAAATAAATAGAGGTGATTGGGTAACTATAGATAGAAACTATGCAAAAGAGCATGGTGAATCTGCTTTAAATGGCGAATATAAGATTATTAAAAGAAAAGCTACTGCCAAAGATTTGTATACAAATGGAGATAGTCCATATGAAATGGGGTATGACCCAGTAAATACAAAAAAAGTAGAAGGACTATTAGACTAAAAGTGTTGTAGAATAACTACATCATCAACCATCAACCCAAAGGGAATGGAATGGAAAACGCTTTAGAAAACAATAATGTAGAGATTGAAACAAATAAGGCTGGCGCTCCTAAAGGGAACGATAACGCCAAGAAGGGAAAGCTGTTCTACGATGCTCTCCGCATAGCTTTATTACAAGAAGATCGCAAAAGACTACGCAATATTACAGACAAGCTCGTAAAGGCAGCAGAGAACGGAGATGCTTGGGCGGTCAAAGAGATTATGGATCGCATGGATGGTAAGCCAGTACAAGCCACAGAGATTAGTGGTGTAGATGGCAATCCAATGGAGCTAAACTTAATTGAGTTTGTAATCAAGCGCCCAGAGTGATCGAAGTAGAAGAAAAATTAAGTTTAGAGATTCCAGAGAAGCTAGAGTGCTTGCTGGAAGATCATCGTTATAAGATTGTGTATGGTGGGCGAGGTAGTTCTAAGTCTTGGACAGTAGCTAGAGTTCTATTAGCCATTGGGCGTAGGAAGAAGATCAGGGTACTATGCGCTCGTGAGTTTCAGAACTCTATCTCAGACTCAGTTCATGCGCTCTTAGCAGATCAAATCAAGTCTATGGGTTTAGATGATTTCTATACTGTACAAAATACCAGTATCTTTGGTAAAAATGGCTCAGAGTTCTTATTTGCTGGTCTAAAGCACAATATTACTAAAATTAAGTCGTTTGAAGGTGTTGATGTATGCTGGGTAGAAGAAGCTCAGACTACATCTAAAAGCTCATGGGATGTATTGATTCCTACAATCCGTAAAGAGAATTCGGAAATCTGGGTAACATTTAACCCAGAGCTGGATACGGATGAAACCTACAAGCGGTTTGTAGTGATTCCACCTAGTAACGCTAAAGTAATAAAAGTAAATTGGTCTGATAATCCTTGGTTTCCCTCTGTGCTGAGATCAGAGATGGAAGATCTTAAAGCTAGGGATATGGATGCCTATCTCAATGTATGGGAAGGCAATACAAGACAGATATTAGATGGCGCTGTATATGCTACAGAGCTAAGAAAAGCTCAAGAAGATAATCGTATTAAGGATGTGCCTGTAGATAAAGGAATATTAGTTTCTACATTTTGGGATCTTGGCTGGTCGGATATGACAAGCATCTGGTTTGTTCAGACATTGCCAGGGGGCGAGGTAAGAATCATAGATTTCTATCAGGATTGCCAAAAGACAATTGATTTTTATGTAAACCTTTTGCATGAAAAAGGCTACACTTATAGGGATCATTGGCTGCCACATGATGCAGAACACAAGAATATGACAGGGCGCAGTACGAAAGAGATTATTGAAGGAATGGGATTGCCAGTTAGGATTACTCCTAAACTGAGCATTGCTGATGGAATTAACGCTGCTCGTATGTTGATGAATCGTTGCTATTTTGACATCAATCGTTGTGCAGAAGGGTTACAGGCATTAAGGCATTATCGGTACGCAGTTGATCCCGATACTAAAATGTTTAGCGATAAGCCTTTACATGACCAAAACTCTCATGCTGCCGATGCTTGGCGGTATGTTGCCGTAGGGTTAGATGAGAAGCCGTATACATGGGATAAACCCATAAATGTTAAAACAAACTGGATTGTGTAAATGGACATTTCTACATTACAAGGATTGTTATCCTCGCCTATGCAGCAACCAAAACAGATGTATGGTGGACTACTAGAGTCAAAGGCTAGAAATTTTGATATGTCTAAGTATGCTGGTTTGACAAGCGATAATCAGGCATTGAAAACAGAATTTAATCCATTAAACTTTGATAGGTTAATGGAGGCTGGAGCGTTGCGAGTTACTCATCAAGCTACTCCAGAGGGCGGTTATAACCCAGATCCTAAAGCTGGATTTTCATTAGTATCTGCTTATAATGATTTAGCTGGTACTCAGTCAAAGTCATGGAAAGATAACCCAGAAGCGTATGATGTTGTTAAAAATATGCTTGTTGAAAGGCCAGCAGATATAGGCGCTCATAAGTATTTACAAATAGTACAGTCTGCTAGAGATTTAGGTCTTAAAGATAGCGACATCTTCTTAAATAAAGAATAGGCAATTAAATGGATGATAACAAGCTAAAAGGTATTCTGGACTCTGAGATCGAGAACTCTATCGGGTTCGTAGAAACAGAAACTACAGATGATCGCTCTAAGGCTATTAAATACTACAATCGTGAGCCGTATGGCAACGAAGTAGAAGGCCGTTCATCCATTGTTACTGGTGAAGTAGCAGAGGTAGTAGATGGTGCATTGCCACAATTGCTCCGTATCTTTACTCAGTCTGATGAGTTAGTGCGTTTTGAGCCTAAGTTCCCTGGCGATGAAGAAGCAGCTAAACAAGCCACAGAATACTGTAATTTAGTGTTTTTCCAAGATAACGATGGCGTTATTTTGATGCACGATTGGTTTAAAGATGCACTTCTACAGAAGAACGGCATTGTTAAATACTGGTGGGAAGATAGCGAAGATCCTATCAAAGAGAAGTACAAAGACCTCAATGCAGAAGAACTCACAATGCTCTTTGCAGATAATGAGATGGAGCTTGTAAGCCAAGATATGAACGAAGTAACGCCTGAGAGCGTTGATCCTGTTACTGGTATGCCTATTCCAGCTACATACTCTTATGATGTAGTCATCAAGAAGAAAAAAGAAGCTGGGCGTGTAAAAGTAGAGAATGTACCTCCAGAGGAGTTCTTGATTTCTAAGCGTGATAAGAGCATCCGTAATGCTCGTTTTGTAGCGCATCGTGTAATGATGACTCGTTCAGATCTAGTTGCTGCTGGTTATTCTCAAGATGTTGTAGATGAGTTGCCAGCTTATAGCGATTTGACATATTCTCCAGAGCGTATTGCTCGCTATGATCGTGGCGAGATGCCTGATGAGGCTCAATCCTTAGACTTCTCAATGCAAGAGATTGAAGTGTTTGAGTGCTACATCCGTACAGATTTAGACGATGACGGCATGGCAGAGCTGGTTAAGGTTACTTACGCTGGCATGACTACAGTCTTGGATAAGGAAGAAGTGGATCATATTCCATTCGCTTCTATTTGCCCTATTCCAATGCCCCATAAGTTCTTTGGTCAAAGTCTAGCTGATCGTGCGATGGACATTCAGTTGATTAAGTCCACGATTACTCGTCAAATCCTAGATAACTTGTACCTTACCAATCTGCCTCGTATGACAGCAATTGATGGTCAAGTAAACATGGATGACTTGCTGACAGTAGCTCCGAACGGCATTGTTCGTATGAAAACACCAGGGGCAGTACAAGCCCTTACTGTTCCTCCTACAGCAGCTCAGAGCTTCCCAATGCTTGACTACATGGACAATGTATTGCAGAAGCGTTCTGGAGTTACCCAGACTAGCCAAGGTTTAGATGCAAACATTCTGCAAAACACTACTGCTACTGCTATTGCTGCTATGCAACAAGCTGGATCAGGCCGTATTGAGATGATTGCTCGTATCTTTGCTGATACTGGAGTTAAAGATTTGTTTAGCGGAATTTTCCACTTGTTATGCAAATACCAAGATAAAGCTAGGGTAGTCCGTATGCGTGGTAAGTATGTATCTATTGATCCTCGTGAGTGGAAGAACAACTACGATGTAGCTATCAATGTTGGTTTGGGTACTGGTAATAAAGATCAACAAATGGCTATGGCTGCTATGGTTCTACAGAAACAAGAGCAGATCCTCGGAACTCAAGGCTTCTCTAATCCATTGGTTACTGTAGGCCAGTATCGCAATACTCTAGGCCGTATGATTGAGGCTGCTGGTTACAAAGATTCTAACGAGTTCTTTAAAGAAATTACTCCAGAGATGGATGCTCAGATTTCTCAGCCACAGCCACAGCAAATGCCACCTGATATGCAAGCAGCGCAAGTGTACGCACAAGTTGAGCAGATGAAGGTTGAGGCAAAAGCTCAGTCTGACATGACTAAAGCCCAGCTTGAGGAAGTAAAGCTACAGTCTGCTAGAGAAAAGGCTATGGCTGATATTGCTATTCAACAGTCTAAAGTAGAGCTAGATAGAGAAAAGAGCATGATTCAGTTGCAGTTGCAACAGGCTCAGATCATTACTGATGCTGCTAACAAAAAGAGCGAAATGGCTCTAAAAGAAAGACAGCAGTTAATTGATGAGCTAGAAAAAACTAGACAGTTGCTAGAAGATAGACAAGGCCAAGACAGTATGGCTAATGCCGTATCTGGACTAGGCCAAATGATCAATCAGCTACAGAGCAATCAAGCAAGTTTGGCGCAAGCAATGAACACTCCTAAAACTCTAGTTAGAGATGGAAATGGTAAAATCGTAGGCATAAAGGCTGGAGAATAAAACATGGCGGTAACTTACACAACAGCAGTTAAAAACGCTCGATTAACAGCAGTAGTTACGGCTATTGGATCTACAGGAGTGCTAGAGATTGGCACTACTGGTATGGCCTCAATCCTTGCTACTATTGCTCTAAATAGTACTGCTGGCACAGCAGCATCGGGTGTCTTGACATTCTCAGGATTCCCTAAGTCTGATACATCGGCTGATGCTACTGGAACTGCTGCTGCTGCTCGTATTCGTACGGCTACAGGCGGTACAGATATTATTACAGGATTAACAGTTGGAACATCTGCTTCTGACATTAACTTGGATAGCGTAAGCATTACAATAGGCCAGACAGTAACCATTACTTCAGCAACAGTTACACACGCTTAATAGAGTAAATAGTGGCTTTCGGCACACCCGTAGCTGGAGCAGCGCAATACTCGGCATCTGGTGGTACTACAGTTGCACCAGCTTATCCATCAGGCATATTAGCTAGTGATGCGGTATTACTTTTTGTAGGTCAAAAACCTAGTACAGCCAATGGCGGTACAGTTACAACCCCTACAGGGTGGACTTTAAGAGAAGAAATTACTGGGGCTGGTGGTTACAACTCTACGCTAGGCGCAGATACAGGCAATACTAATCTAAGGGCTTACTCTTGGAATACTCCTGTAGCTGGTCAAACAGGCACTTTATCTGTAACGCTAGGCGTTAATAACATTAGTTGGGCATTTATAGTACGAGTGCCTACTGGTGGTGGTACGCTATCGTATGGTAGTGCGGATGGGGAAAGGACTACAACTCCTACCTCTCCAATGAGTATTGCGCTAACTAATGGCGCATCGGCTACAGCTTTTACGACAGGGGATATTGCTCTTTGGGCAATGTGTATTCCAACCGATGTAACAACGCCATCGCAGTTCTCAGCACAATCTATTACAGCTACAGGCGCTACATTCGCTACTGCGGTAGAAATAAACGAGCCAGATAGTGCTACTGGTAATGATATTGGCGGTTATAGTGCGTATGCAATAGTTTCATCTGGAACAAGTAGTACAGCACCTACAGTAGCCGTAACTTTAGCGGGTACATTAACCAATGTGAGAGGCGGTGTTGGTTTAGTTCGGATTAGGGAATCTGTAGTAACTAGAACTGGCTCATTGGCAGCTACAGAAACAGGCATTGATGCTTTTTCTGGATTAG